GCGCTCTTTTTTCTTTCGGAGGGTGTTCAGCCGTTGCATATGTCTGAGACTGATGGTTGTGGTCGGTTTGATGGTGAGTTGGTGGATGGTGCTGCGTTGATGGGTTTTGAGCCGACACCGCAGCAGTGGAAGATGGCGGCAGCGTTGAATGCTTGGAATGAGGACAAGCAAAGGCACCTTAATGGCACGATGGCTATTTGTGTGCCTCGACGTGCTGGGAAGACTACGGGCATTTTGGCTATCGCTTTGGGCAGGTGTTTGCTTCGGCCTGGGTATACGGTGATTTTCACGGCACAGTCTGGCACTAAGGCTAGTGCACGTTTTTTGGAGATGGCGCGCGCCCTTGAGAGGCGCGAGCCTGACCCTGACGTGCGTGGGTTTCGTATCATGAGGGGTGCAGGTAACCAGAATCTTACGTTTCATAATGGTTCTATGTTTATGGTGGTGACACCGAAACCTGACGCGTTTCGTGGTGATGCAGCTGACATGATCATTTTGGATGAGGCGCAGGAACATGATGCCGATGATTCGGCTGAGCTACTTGGTGCCATTCTGCCGACGATGGACACTAGGCCGGGGGCGCAAATCGTGGTCGCTGGTACTGCTGGTGAGCGCAGGTCTGGCCTGTTTTGGGACACGCTCGAAGAGGGACGCAAACAGGTTAAGGGTACCGGCATTGTGGAGTTTGCGGCACCGGCTGATACTACACCTGAGGAGGCGGCCAACCCTGAACTGTGGGAAGCGTCTCACCCTGGTATTGGCACGCTTACCGAGCTGGAGATCATCGAACAGCGTTTTGAGAAGCTGCCTTTGCCTCAGTTTATGCGCGAGTATTTAGGCTTATGGCCGGAGGACTTCAGCCAATCAGCTATTGACTTGCAGGCATGGCAAGAGTGTGGGCGCGACTTTGCAAAGAAACCGGACAGGTTCACGCTCGCATACGATGTCGCCATTGACGGTTCATCGGCTTGCATCGCTGCAGCCTGGAGGGATGACCACGGGCTTGCCAATGTGGAGATCATCGAACATAAGCCGGGCACTACTTGGCTTGTTAAACGTTTGCAAGAACTTGCACAGAAATATCGTGTGCCTGTTGCTCATGACACGGTTGGGGCTACATTGGTTGAGGCTGAGCAGTTGCAAAAGTTGCGACCACGCCCCAAGTTGCAACCGCTTGCGTACCGTGACTTGTCGCCAGGCTGTGCACAGATCATGAAAGATATTAACAATCGTACGTTGAAGCATTTTAATCAGCCGTCACTTGATGAGGCTGTGAAGGTGGTTGTGAAGCGACCTATTGGTGAAACAGGGTATGCGTGGGGTCGCAGGGCTTCAGGTGGCGATATTACACCGATTGTTGCAGCTACTTTTGCGCTCAGGGCTTTCGATGTTGGGAAAGCGCCAGCAAAAACTTTCATTGTCACAGCGGCTTAGTATACGCCAATACCATATAGTGTTATACTTTCTGCGTGGGCTTACGTAACGCATTAAGACTAATCGAGTCAGGGGAGCAACTCAGCGACCCAAACAGTTACCCACGCAGCGGAATCGTCTCACCCTGGCAGCAAGGCCAACTGTCGCAAGTCGTCTGGTCTGACATTTTCGGCAGTGAGGCCAACCTTGTCAGCCGCTCTGATGCAATGACGATACCTGCCGTTGCTAAGGCAAGGCAGATTCTTGTTTCAACTATTGCTAAGTTCCCACTGAAAGCGCTCACTGGCGCTGATGATGTGACTGAACAGCACTCATGGTTGTTCGCAACTGATGGTGAGATCTCCCCTTGGCATCGCATGGCATGGACAATCGATGACTTAATTTTCTCAGGCTGGTCGCTGTGGGGGGTTGAACGTGATGAAACTGGCGCTATTGTGCGTGCTGACCGTTGCCCTATTGAGCGGTGGCAGGTAACACCTGAGGGTGTGATTCAGATCACTGACGATACCGGCAATTTTGTTGATGCTGAAGCCGACACGGTTGTTCTCATTCCTGGGCCATTTGAGGGGCTGCTGAAGATCGCTTCACGCACCATCAGGGCAGGCGTAAAGATCGAAACCGCTGTACTGAACAAGTCACAAAACCCTATCCCAGCTATCGAGTTACACGCAACTACTGATGACCCACTTGAACAAGACGAAGTACAACAACTTGTACAAGCTTGGGCGCAAGCACGCGGTGATGAAAACGGTGCTATCGCTTTCACGCCTCACAATATTGAAGTGCGTGCACATGGCAGCACTGAACCTAGTTTGCTGATCGAGGGGCGTAACTTTCTGCGAATGGATATTGGCGCATTTCTTGGCATACCTGCCGCGCTCATGGATGCCAGCCTATCCACAGCATCGCTCACATATTCCACCAACGAAGGACAGCGTAACGAGTTCGCAGACTACACGTTGCCCTATTGGTTGGAACCAATACAGCAACGCCTATCAATGGATGACGTAGTACCACAAGGTACTAGGGTACGTTTCGACATGGCTGACTTGTTTACGATTCCTAATACACCTACCGGCGCGGAGGTTCAAGACTAATGACAGACGTACAGATCGAAGCAGGCAGCCTTTACGCTGACCAGCAAACACGCATGGTTACAGGTTTGCTTTTACCATATGGCGAACTTGGTTCAACTAATCTTGGCAAGTTCAGTGTTGAGGCTGGGGCAGTCGCAATACCGGCTGACCCAGACGTTGTAACACTTAACGTGCAGCATGAACGTGAGGAACCTGTAGGGCGTGCAGTCGAGTTGAATGAAACTGCTGCAGGCATTATAGGCACGTTCAAAATCGCTAACACCCCAGAGGGTGATACGGTGCTTGCCGAGATCGCAGAGGGTACTCGTTCAAAGCTTTCAGCGGAAGTGAAAAATGTTGTTATTCGTTCACGTAAAGCTGTTTCTGGCGTGCTATTCGGCGCGGCAGTAGTCGAACAAGGGGCGTTCCCTAGTGCGGCTCTCATGGCTGAATATGCAGCCGACACAGAAAAGGAGGCTGTACACATGTCAGATGACACGTTGAAAGCTGAAATCGTGGAGGTTGTTGAGGAGACAGCCGACACTATTGAAGTAGTTGCTGATGTTGCACCTGATGAAGTTCAGGTTGACACCATCGACGAACAGACCGGAGAGGTCACACAGACTACCTACGAACCCGTAGAAGTAGAAACCGATCAAACGGAGGAAGAAATGGGCGCAGCAACCGCACCTGAAACCCTGCAGGCACGGAAAGCCGCGCCTGTTAACGACAACCTGAACACAGTACTTGCACAGTTGGCAGATGCTGGCCGTGCTGGTAAGCGTTCGATGTTCGCTGAGTTGGTTCAGCGCGACGATGCACGCGCTGTAACCTCACTGTTCGCCGCACTTTCAGATATCGAGTTCGATTCTGAGGGTTCGGTTGGTATCAACACTGCACAACCTCAGTGGTTGGGTGAGCTGTGGACTGGTCGCACTTATGAGCGTAAATATATTCCGCTTATCAGCTCAGGCACCATGACCGCCCTCACTATGCAGGCATGGCGTTGGGTCACCAAGCCCGAAGTTGATGTGTGGACTGGCAACAAGACTGCAGTACCTAGCAATGTGCCAGTTACTGAAAGCTTTGAGGTTACTGGTGTACGCTACGCAGGCGCACACGACTATGCTCGCGAGTTCCGCGATTTTGGCCGCACCGATGTCATCGAGTCAGCCGTTCGCGGAATGGTCGAGTCATACGCAAAGGTGACCGACCTGGCCACCATCGACGCGCTCATTCTTGGTGCCACCCCAGTAGTTGCAGGTTCAGCTACGACGCAACTCGCATGGAACCGCATTATCGACGGTGTGGAAGCCATCATTGACACGGCTGTGCCAACGTTCGCAGTGGTCGCAAAAGATCTGTACCGTGAACTGCTGTTGACTCCAAAGAATGAGGCACTGGAATACCTCACCGCTGCAATGGGCCTCGAATCTGGCACCGCTGCAGGCTTCTCTGTTGTCCCATCAGATCAGCTCAGCGCTGGCACTGTGCTAGTCGGTGCGCGTGAGGCAGCAACCTCATTCGAGCTGGCAGGTTCACCGATTCGTGCTGAGGCAACCGATATGGTGCTCGGTGGCTTCGACATTGGGATCTTTGGTTATCATGCGGCAGCCGTCACCAATGCTGACGCGCTGGTTTTGGTCGCACCTGCGGCACCCTAACCCACTCCCCTAATATCCCCCACCTGAAAGGACTGAACTCATGGCTATCGTTGCACTCTCTGAGCTTGGTTCTATTTGGGTGGGGGATATTCCACCATCCCCGATGCGGTGGGACTTCATCGACGAAAACGGTGACCATGTAGCAATCGGCGAGTTTGAAGCTTGGTCTGTGGTGGTCAAAGCGCCAGACGGCACAGTGCTTGGCACACAGTCAGGCACACCAACCGGCAACCACCTTTCTTTAACTTTCTCAGCACCATCACTTGCAACAGTTGCAGGCATTTACGAAATCGTGTTCAAGTTCACCAACGGTGAAATAATGACAGCTGAGCCTTACCGTTTCGTGGTTCAGGCTGAGGACGGTTGGCTCACTCTGCAAACAGCACGCGACCAATGGCCAGATGCCCCATTCGATGAGATTCTGTTGCATCAGATTCTTGATACCGCAAAGTTTCAATGCATCGCATACGCCCCAGCGATTGAGGCAGGCAAACAGCCACCAATAAACTATGTGCAAGCGCAACTGATGCAAGCTCGGGCAATCTATCAGTCAGTAATTGCCAACCAAAACGACAATATCGGTATTGAGGGCTTCGCTGTGCGTGTGTTCCCTCTTGATTTCACGATTCGGGCGCTGCTACGCCCGAAGCGTGCGATTGGTGCAATGTTCTAATGTCTGTACGCT